GTTTGTAGCCCTTACTCGTATGCAGAGACATCGAGGTCAACGTCAGACTTTGTCGGAAAGCACAAGAGGAAAGATGTGAATCTTCTTCCTGATAGCAATTTCGACTCAGATGTGACAGTACGTGTCCCATGCTTCCTCTCAGGAGAGAGAGGGTCGTGGACGCACTACGGTGCGCCGGCATTGACCACGTACACACCAGGCACTGCCAACTATCCAGTACGAGGATCCGCGACCCGTAACAGCGAGAATGCTGTCTGGGTACTAAAGATTCTCGAACAGACTCATCCATTTAGGCCGGAGTATTCTATTCCGACCGCGATAGCTGAGCTATTGGATGTTGGCTCCTTGCTAACGTTCTTCAAAGAATCGGCAAAGAGTTTTGCCCAACTAGCTGGCAACTCGTACCTTTACTATAGGTTCGGGATTGTTCAGTTTTGGAGGGATATTAAGACTCTTCATACGATAACCAAGGCTCTTGAGTCTCGGATCCGTGAGTTTGATTCTCTGAATAAGCAAGGTGGACTCCGTAGGAAGATTGACCTGTATTCCAACTCTTGGGATACAAGTAACGACAACGAACTGTTGTGGTCTACCTACGGCATATTACTCGGAGCCCGAGTATCGCGTAACTACCGGATTGCCGTAACAGGCACCGTTAGGTGGCGATGGAAGGGCGGAGTAACTGTTAATCTGTCGAAACTAGAAGCCTTTAATCTCGCTGTCTCCAACCTTTTGGGGTTGAAAGAGCTTGATGGGGCCACGATTTGGAATTCCATACCGTGGACTTGGCTAATAGACTACTTTGTCGCGATAGGCCCTTGGCTACAAGCCAATGCCAGCGACGCTGTAGAACCCTATGACATAGCTATCGTCAGAAGGTACGACTCGATTACGTCCATGGAGCCTAGACTCAAGGAAGCGGGGTTATACCCGCAGATCCGGTGTACGAACGGGCGTTACACACGCTCTATCGTATCCCGTGACACCAACCTTGTGTCTTCGCTGTTGCCTCCAGTAAGGTACGGGCTGTTATCAAGCAGCCAGTACTGGGCACTGTTTGCGCTTCTTGGGAAATTCCACTCTTAGATCCCCCGTAGGGGTCTAGGTGCGGCACCCATGCGCCTTTAGTGCCCTATCTACCACTTCTGTGTGTGTGTCAAGGAGACATTATGACTATCTCATCGCCTATCACTATCACCGTGAACGCTGTAGCTAAAGTGCTACCGCGTATCAACCAGGATAACTACGGCTCTGTCTATCGCCTCAAAGAGGCGACAGTCGAATACCAGCTGACGATCCGCCATTCCTACGAAGGAAAGGTTGGACCTAAGCAGGTTGAGCGCCACAATGTCGACTTCACGATGACGACGTGGGATGTAGACGGCAATCCAATTGTCCGTCAGTCCTACACCGTTATCCGGAATCCTCGCAATGTGGATCCGGTTGACAGTGTCAATGTTGCCAAAGGCCTTGCGGTCTGGGTCAACACTGCTGCTGCCGACATCGGTGCCTGGCAGAACTAATTAACTTGAATGCAAGTCGGAGTCCTTAACGGACCTAGGCTATAGGGGTAGAACCCCTTGAAGCTGTATCACGTGAAACTCGTGACCTGCTGCTATATATCAAGTTAAGAAGTTCTCTCAGCATTCTCAATGCAACACAGATTGTATGAGGGTGGTGATGACGATGCGGAGGTCTCTTGGAGTATGATTGTGAAAACCATACGTAAGAGCCTTGCATTGTCTCTTCGCGGGTACATTACTCACATCTTTCGAGATGTGCAGTGGATGTACGGGCGACCCAATGATTGGAAGCGCGATCACTCGCGTCTCCTTCATGAACTGGGCATCAAGGGTGAAAGACTAATCACTCTTGACTTCCCAGCCGTCGCCAAGCACTTCGATATGTGCTTGGATCGCGGCTCCTACTCTCCTTGTGCCCTACCCTTGACTGGGTTGTGCTCAAAGAGGATACAGGTCCCTGCATTTCTACGGGGTCTGTATCTAAGAGTCTTCGATAATGACGGAAAGCTTAGGGTTGCTCCTTGCCCGGATGCCATCTTGGCAATACGGACTATCTTGGGTGGGGCGAAGAAACTTCGCCTCGCATACAAGAAAAGGAGCTTACATGACGAACTCGACGAGTTCATCAAGTGTGAACAAGAAGTTCAGCAATACAACCTTAACTGGTTGGGTGATGATCTCTTTGATGCTAACGGGGTGTCAATCCCGGGAGTATCAGATCGATCTGTGCAAGAGTGTGTTGGAAAGCACTCTCCACACCTGGCTAGGCGTCTGCATCTCGCAGACAACCTAGTCAAACCGTCTGAACAACTTGTGCTAGACTTCCCAGACCCACTAGCCGAGAGGCGAGCGGGACTTCCTGGGGGTCTAGCCGATATTATGCAGCGCGTTGCTGACATCGTATCGTCTAGCTTCGGCGACTTTCACGTTGAAAGGCCGTCGGAGCTCCCTAGGCATGGTCCTGGCGTTGTTTCGGATGTTTTAACAGGAGAAAGCAAGTATGACTTCCCCTATTGGACACCAAAAACAGATGCCATCTTCCCAGCTGATCGATACGCATCTCCTACTCTTGGAGAGCTACCGTTTCAGTGGGACTCGACCGTGGCGCGTGTCTCTCACGAGACTGCGTCACGGATCATTGCTGTACCAAAAAGTGCAAAGGGCCCTAGGCTTATCGCCTCAGAGCCCTCATCACATCAGTGGTTGCAGCAACTGGTTTTATCCCAGCTGGTTGGAAGATTGGGAGGAACACCTATCAGCGACTGCGTTCGTTTCGACGAACAAGATCGCAATAGGCGATTCGCCCTTCAAGGGTCAATCGAGGGCACGTTTGCCACGATTGATCTTTCTTCCGCAAGTGATCGTTTGTCGTGCTGGGCTGTCGAGCGTTTCTTCAGAGCGAATACTACGCTCTTGGAACGTCTCCACGCCTGCAGGACACGTACAGTCCGGTGGTCAGGAACTTCAGGGTACCCTAGTTTTGGGATTGTTCTGAAGAAATTCGCACCTATGGGATCGGCATGCACATTTCCAGTGCAGTCGATAATTTACTGTATCGTAGCGATATCTGTGAGGCTTTACCTTGCCAAACAGATGCCGACTTCGCGATCGGTAAGAGATGCATCAGCTAGATGTTCTGTCTTTGGGGACGATATCATTGTCCCCCAAGACGACTGCCCAACTGTCATCCAAGCCCTTGAGTACTTAGGGCTAAAGGTGAATGCTTCTAAGACTTTCTTCACTGGTAAGTTTAGAGAGTCTTGTGGCATTGACGCATGGGGAGGTTACGACGTAACACCTCCATATGTCCTCACCCTTTTGGAAGGCATCCGCTACGCCGACGGAGTTTCGTCCATCGAGGTTAGCAATAACTTCTTTAGGAAGGGTTTCTGGAATACTGCAAAGTTTCTTCAGGAACGCCTGGGCAAGATGACTAATCTTGTCCCAATAAGCTCCCGAGACGATTTGGGGAGTGTACTCTTCTCATACTCTGGAACCAAGTTGTCGCACCTTAAGAGGCGCTTCAATGATGGACTCCAAAGAGAAGAGGTTCGTTGTCTTACTACCAAAAGTAGCAAGGACCGCGGACCATGCTCTCCAACCTC